AGAGAATGCTTTCCCGAAACAAGCAGAACTTGATGAGGCTTTGGAAGAGAAGAAGCGTCTTGATGAGGAATACAAGAAGTTGTCTGATGAGGAAGAGAAACCATCTGACAGCGATGATACCAGGTACCGTGATTTCGACGAAGAAGTAAATGAGCAGTTCAATGAAGCCCTGCAGAAACAGATAGATGGGGTGCTTCCAAAAGGCTATGTCTATAATTTAGGCATGCCTAATGATATTTTGCATAGTGCCGGTATTCCTAATCTTCCAATAGAACTTGTTGCAAGTAGGTTGTCGGATAAGGCTATGCAAGAGAACCATCCTTTTGATTTAGCCGAGGTAAAGGATTTACCTCATGCAATCCAAAACCCACTTGCAGTATTTAGGAGTGCAACTCATATTGGCAGTAATGTTATCCTGACTAACCTCAAACATGGAGGGCGTAATTATGTTGTTGCTATTGAGACAAACAGAAGAGCTGGTAAGATATATGTTAATAGTGTGCGTAGTGTTCACTATCGCAATAGTTTAAACATAATTGGGTGGATAAATGAAGGACTTGCAGATTATATCAGCGATGAATTCCGCAACGATTGGGTAGAAGAAAAGAAAAATGAGCTTCTATCTAAACCACAGTACAATTCCGTGGACGTTAGAAAGAAACTCATTTCTGCTGCAAAGATAGTGAAAGATTTTGTAAATCCTGTAATGAAAGGCGAAAATCTTTCGCGTGATGGTGCTGGCACTCTTTCAGATGATGAATTGAGCATGAGCAATGACCCGGTAGCAAAGATGCTGGGCAAGAGCACACGCACTGCAAAACAGCGCGGAGAGTTTGCAGACAGGCAGCGTAAGTCCATGGCCGCACATGTTATGGAGCTTGCGGCCACTTTGCATTTGGATAATGTAAGGATAGTTACAGATGTGGCAGAATTAAGTGGTAAACGGGCAAGGGCGAAAGGCTTTTACAACCCACAGACAGAGGTAATAACCATTGTGATACCTAACCATGAAAGTGTACAGGACATAGAACAGACCTTGCTACATGAAGCAGTGGCACACTATGGTTTGCGTAAACTGTTCAGCGAGCACTTCGATACCTTCCTCAAGAATGTGTATGAGGCTGCTGATGAGGGTGTACGCAAGAGGATAACAGACTTAGCCTTGAAGAAGTATCGTGGTAATTTCCATACGGCAACGGAAGAATATCTTGCAAGTCTTGCAGAGACCACAGACTTTGAGCATATTCCCGATACATTCTGGGGAAAGATAAAGCGGTTGTTCCTTGAGATGCTGCATGAGATTGGCTTTGACTCTTTCGCAAAGCGAGCCAAAGATAACTGGTTATTAGTGTCAGATAACGAGCTACGTTATATCCTATGGCGCAGCTACGAAAATTTGAAAGAGCCCGGGCGATACCGCAGTATATTGGGTACAGCAAAGGATGTTGCCAAGCAGGCAGAACTGAAAGTGGGCAATTATGCAGAAAACATTAATAGCGATAAATCGTTAGCCGCAGAGGATTTGTTCCGTGATGGTGATAGCGTGGAATACAGAAAAGTACAGGCACGCAACCTCTATGAACAGCGTGTCAGTCGTGGACTGTATCAGATGCAGGAAGCCATACAGGACAGTATGCTTGGACTGAAAGAAGCAATGGAAACTATCTTGAAAGCAGAAGGTGGATATACAGGCAGGATTGAAGATGTTGCCGGCTATGAAAATCCCTATCTCGGTGAAAACCGCCTTTCATCCGTCAATCAGGCAGAATGTGCAGCCTTTGCGCAGACCTTGTTCAAGCCAATGCTGGAAGAAGTTGCCAAACTTTCCAAGACTGCGAAAGAGCGTGCAGAACTGACAGATTACATGCTGGCTAAGCATGGATTGGAGCGTAACGAAGTTATGGTACGGCGGGCTGCGGAAAAGGTTGCACATGATGAGTTCTGGAAAGAGTTAAGGACAGCGGAACGCGCCGCAGCTGATGACCCTCTCGACCAAGATGCGGTTGATGTTCTTGCCGATGTAAAACAACGTATGCAGGACAGGGAGAATGAACTGTACGCAGAAAACCGTAGTCGTGACTATGCTGGTCTTACTGCTTTGACAGGAAAAGATGATGTTGCAGATGCAGAGAGTGAAGCCGGGCAGATGGTATCGGATTATGAGGCTAACCATGACACCGCCGCCTTGTGGGATAAGGTGAATGCCGTAACGAAAGCCACATTGCAGAAGACCTACGAATGCGGTATTATCAGTAAGGCAACATACGATGACATCAGCGACATGTACGAGCATTATATTCCTTTGCGTGGTTTTGACGAAAAGACCAGCGATGAGGCATACGCTTATTTGTCGGATAAACACAGTGCATTCAATGCGCCCATCAAGACCGCCAAAGGTCGCAAGAGTAAGGCTGATGACCCATTCGCAAATATGGAAGCAATGGCAGAAAGTGCCATCATGCAGGGTAACCGCAATATACTGGTGAAGCGTAAATTTATGAGATTTGCTCAAAATCACCCAAGCGACCTTGTAAGTATCAGCGACTTGTGGCTGCGTTATGATGATGTTACAGATGAGTGGAAGCCTGTAAACGCTGGAGACGTGAAAGGAACTGAACGCATAGAAGAGGATGACACTCCAAGAGAGGTAGAGCGCAAGATGCGTGACTTCGAGGAAAAGATGCAACAGCTATCTGAAAGCGCCCCGGACTACTTCAAGAGGCAGAAAGACCATCCTGAAATCCCTTACAGGGTAATCGGAGACCGAGACCTCAGACAGCATCAGGTGTTAGTGAAGCAGGGCGGAAAAGATTATGTGCTAACCATTAATGGAAATCCACGGGCTGCACAGGCTTTGAATGGTCAGACTAACCCCGATAATGACATGTCAGGGGCATTGGGAGCAATACTGCATTATGGTGAAGTGATAAACCGCCAGTTGTCGGCATTCTACACTACACGCAATCCTGATTTTGTAGTGTCGAACTTCATGCGTGATATGTTATACGCCAATACTATGGTCTGGGCTAAGGAAAGCCCGAACTATGCCTTACGCTTCCACAAGAATTTTGGCAAGGTAAATCCTGCAAAGATGAAAGTTCTACTTGCCAAACTGCGCAATGGAACACTTGACATGAACGATGAAACGGAAAAGGCATTCAGCTTGTTTATGGCAAACGGTGGTGAGACAGGATATTCCAACATCCGTGATATAGAGCAGCGTAAAAACGACATCAGGCGTGAATTGAGTAAGCATAACGGCAAACTACCTATCAGAAAAGCATGGTCGCTGCTGGGTGAACGCTTAGACGAATACAACAGAGCCGTAGAGAACTGCGCACGCTTTGCAGCCTTTATGACCTCTCGTCAGATGAAACGCTCTATAGACCGCAGCGTATATGATGCTAAGGAAATAAGTGTGAACTTCAACAAGAAAGGCAGCGGTGCAAAGTTCATGGGTGCAACAGGTCAAACAAAGAGCGGAAATGCAGCCGCTTTTGTTTCTGGTCTTGGGCGAAGTAGTTATGTATTTTGGAATGCAGCCATACAGGGTACTACAAACTTCGGAAGACAGTTCAAGTATCATCCGGTTAAGGCACTAACAGGGGCAGCTGCAATGTTTCTACTTGGTGCTTTGGTCGCTGGCATTGCCGGTGATGATGGGAACGATGACAGTAAAAACTCTTATTACAATCTTCCAGAATATGTTCGCAGGAGCAATGTTGTATTCCGTCTGTCCGGTATGGAAGAGACATGGATAAGTATTCCATTGCCTGTTGAATACCGAGCCTTGTATGGCATGGGTGAACTGATGACGAGTACCATCAGTGGCAAGGAACACTATACCTCCGGTGAACTTGCAAGTCAGATTGCAAGTCAGGTAAGCCAAGCATTACCAATTGACTTCATGGAAGGTGGTGGCGGTTTCAAAGCTTTTGTGCCAAGCGCAGTGAAGCCGTATGCCGAAGTCATGACCAATAAGAGTTGGACAGGTATGCCTCTCTATAAAGACACACCTTGGAACAAGGATATGCCAGAGTGGACAAAAGCATATAAGAGTGCCAACAAGCAATTGGTCGGATTTTCCAAATTACTGAATGAAATAAGCGGCGGTGATGCCTACACAAGCGGAGTTATAGACATCAATCCTGCACAGGTGGAATATTTGTTGAACGGCTATTTCGGTGGTGTATCATCCACTATTGATAAATTTGCGAAGATGGGAGAGACTGCATTGGGGCAGAGAGAGTATGACCCTCGTAGTTTCTTGATATTGAACAGACTTGTGAAGAGTGGCGATGAGCGCACAGAGTACCGACACATCAACAACGAATATTTCAGATTAAAACAAGAGCATGATAAGCTGAAAGCACGCTTGAAGCATTATGAGGAAGATACATACAATGGTGTCTTTGATTATGCGGAGAAGATAAATTGGTTGAATAAGTCGCCAGAGTATCAACGCCTTGAAATTTTTGAGGATTATTCATCAGACATCAATGCAATCAACAAAGAACTGAAAGAGCCAATGAATGATAATGAGCGTAAGGAACTCGAAAAAGAACTTTATGGGCTGAAGAAGAAGTTAGTTGATGAAGCCAACAAGACACGCAAGTAGCAATAGATAAACAATGAGGGATGATGTGAAGAATTATCTTTGCATCATCCCAACATCTAATTAAATGGCAAAGAAAAGATTACATCGGGCAAGCAAGGTAATGCCAATATCTGAAACAGACACTGTGCTCCGTTCCAATATATTGGATGGGCATACTCGTGCTTATAATATTCTGTATGAAGCACAACAGTATTGGAGTGCTATGGATACATTCCGCAGAGACCGTGAACGCAACAAGAAGTATACATACGGCAAACAGTGGGATGACTATGTATGCGTAGATGGTGTGCGCATGAGCGAGGAAGAATATATTAAGAAACAAGGTAACGTACCTCTTAAAAACAACCTCATCAAGCGTATGGTGAATGCTGTGCTTGGCGTATATCGTAGTCAAGCAAGCGAACCGATTTGTACTGCCAGAGACCGTGACGAACAGAAATATGGAGAAACCATGTCAACGGTCTTACAATGCAATATGCAATTAAACCGTATGACAGAGATAAATGCTCGCTGCATGGAGGAATTTCTTATCTCCGGCTTTGTTGTACAGCGCAAATGGTATGGGTGGCGTGAAAATAAACTCGATTGTTGGACAGACTATGTACAGCCTAACAATTTCTTTATAGATAACAACATGCGTGATTTCCGAGGTTGGGATGTTAGTTGTTTAGGTGAAATACACGATATTAGTTTTGAGCAATTGTGTGAACGCTTTGCCAAAAATTCTGCGGATGTTGCACAGTTAGGAAAGATATACGAATCTGCACGAGACAAAGGTGCGCTCGGTATGGCGTATGAAAGCTTTGGTTATCCATTAAATAGTTATTATGATTTCCTTGTGCCGAACGATACTACACGATGTAGAGTAATAGAGATATGGCGCAAAGAAAGCAAACCTCGTTATCGTTGTCATGATGTGAACAATGGTGATGTATTCAAGATTGATATTGAGGACTTCGAGGAGTTTGTAGGTACTGTAAATCGTGAGCGCATAGAACAGGCACATCAGCTTGGAATGGCTGATGAAGATGTGCCACTCATCAAATACGAATGGTTTATGGATAACTATTGGTATTATTATTTCCTCTCCCCATTTGGAGACATCCTTGATGAGGGTGAGACCCCCTACGAACATAAGAGCCATCCCTATGTCTTTAAGGCATACCCATTCATCGACGGAGAGATACACTCATTTGTTAGCAATGTAATAGACCAGCAGCGTTATACTAACCGCCTTATCACTATGTATGACTGGGTAATGCGAGCCAGTGCAAAGGGTGTACTACTATTCCCAGAAGAGTGTTTGCCTAAAGGCATGAGCATGGAGAATGTTGCAAATGAGTGGGCACGCTTCGATGGTGTCATCATGATTAAGCAACCTAAAACTGGTACGGCACTACCTCAGCAGATTGCGAACAACTGTACACAGATTGGTATTTCCGAACTCTTGAATATGCAGTTGAAGTTCTTTGAGGATATATCAGGTGTTAATGGGGCTTTACAGGGCAAGCCAGGTTATTCTGGTATGTCGGCAAGTCTGTATAACCAACAGACACAAAACGCAACTACATCACTTCTTGATTTGCTTGATACATTTTCATCATTTGTAAGAGATGGAGCAAGTAAAGACGTTAAGAATCTCCAACAGTTCTACGACGCTCCAAGAGTGTTTAATATTGCAGGCAGAAATGGAAGTATTACAGAATACGACCCAAAGAAGATACGTGATGTAGAGTTTGACCTATCTATCGTTGAGAGCACCGCCACACCTGCCTATCGTGCTATGTCTAATGATTTGCTTATGCAGATGTGGTCAGCAGGTGCTATTAGTGTACAGCAATTGCTTGAAAATGGTGATTTCCCATTTGCAGACCAGCTATTGCAGAGTATCAAGGCACAGCAGGAACAGATAGGGAACGGACAAACTCCAGATGGCTTATCGCCACAACTTGCAGAACAAGTACAACAAGAAGCTAATATGGAGGCAGTACAGCAAGGACAGCAGATGTTGCAGGGATAGTATGTCAGATAAGGAACAGGTAAATAAAATCATCAAAGAAAACGACCGACGAAACGAAGCAATCTATGCTAAGTTCAACCCTGTAACGGGCGAGGGTTCTATCGGAGAACGTACAAGGGTATGTATCTCCGATTTCGTTATGCCAGTTCAATGGCTTCCAAATACGATGATGAAGATACCTTTCGTGAAGAAACTCATTCATCATGGTTCTATTGACAAGTTCCTTACAGACGTTCTACATGTATTCCCTAACGATACAGACCGTCAAAAGGTTTCTAAGAAACTTATCCGATTACGTTATAAGCACGACTTTGCTTTCTGGGCAGCCACACTTGCATATATTAAGGCGAAAGGTGGTGGCAATGATGTGTTATTTAAACTTAATAGAGCACAGCGGAAACTTATAGAAAAGTTTGAGAAAGACAGAATTGCCGATAAACCTATCCGTCTTATTCTCCTGAAAGCTCGTCAGTGGGGTGGTTCTACGGCAACACAGATGTACTTTGCATGGCTACAATTCATACACAAAGTAGGTCTGAACTCCCTTATCATTGCACATCAGGGCTCTACCTCTGATGAAATCAAGGACATGTTCGACCGCATGATAAAGGAATACCCAGTTGAACTGCTCCATAGTATGG